GCTACTATATCTATATCATTAGAATTTTTTTGTATATTTTCTAAAGAAGTAGAAGTTTGTACAGAAAAAGTATTAAAACCAAGCGAAAAATTACCTGAAGTTGTTGGTAATGTTATTGTTCCACTAATATTGTTATCAACGACTTGAAAAATTGCATCTGTAGTTGCAGTAGGTGCTGCATCTCCTGATACCCAAGATGCAACTGGTGTAGTTCCAAATCTTGGTTTACTTTCTATAAGCTGTATAGATTTTTGTGTAAATGAACCACTAGTATCAACTCTATCTTTATCTCCTATATATAAAACGCCATCTACATAATAATATACTGGTTCAAATGTTCCTGCATCAGTAATTGCAAAATCATTAGCAGTGTCTGCGTCTGCAAAATTACCAGTACTATTAAAGTTTCTGTGAAAAAACTCTAAATTATTTCCATCTGGGTATGCGATAATTTGTTTAGCTGTTTGACTAACAGCTCCACTGTCATCACTTATATCAAACTCATGATTATAAATAAAAGCACCATTTCCATGGTTGGAAGTAGTTACTTTAGATACAGCACTTGACTTATCGTCAGCATCTTTGCTTGAAGTAATCAATCCTGGATTAGAAAGAACAATATTGTCTGCTAACTGAACTTGATTAAATGCAATATCCCTAGGAGAGGACTTGGTATTAAGTCCTCCGCTAAAGTCATTCAATGTTAACATCTGTTTAGGCACTTAGCACCCGCATCCGCATTCGCAGTTCATATTTCTCTCCTATTTTTTGTTTAGAGTTTTTTTCACTTCTGCCCATAGTTTGTCATCTAATTTGTTAGATGATTTAGCTACAAGCCAATCTCCTAGGTGCATAATGATAGCTTTGATAAGCTTTTCTGTACCTAAACTTGTAAGAACTTTACCTAATATTGGTCCCATGATTCCTCCTATTAATTAGCATTTCCATCTTCTACGTGCTTGTCTTATTCTAGAATTAGGATTATTTCTAGTTTTAGCAGAACTTCTTTTCAGTTGTCCTAAAGACCTTGCACAATAAGACTTTCTTCTTTTAGCTGCTTTGCTACCTTTCTTTACTTTACCAGTAACAGCAGTCTTTAATTTACTACCAGGGTTTGCTCTTCTATAAGCAGCAACACCCTTTTTTGTCATTCCAGCACCTTTTTTAGTTGGCCTGTAATTAGCATTTTTACCTTTTGTAGTTCTTCTTATAGATTTTGCTTTTCTTTTACCTTTTTTTCGAGCTGGCATTTTTCATTTTACCTTTACCATTGCGTTGTTTCATAGCTCTTAGTGCAGCAAAATCAGCAGCATTAATTATACCTTTAGGTTTTGCAACATCTATATTTGCTTGTTTTCCTTTTAATCCTGGCATTATTTTATCTCCTTCTTAATTTTATCAAATACTTCTCTTTCATCAAACCTCATACTAATACCAGGTTCATACCTTTCAACTTCTTTACCTTTTTTTAGAATGACAATAGTAGGGACAACTTTAATATTCCATTCTTTTTGTATTACAGCTCCTATAGACTTGTTGTTTAAATCTATTTCTGCTGCATAACAAAGGTCAGCAAGCTTTTCTATCTTTACTCTGTTTTGATAATTCCAAGCTGCATTAACTTGTATTACAGCACATTCTTGTATATTTAATGCTTGTATCTTCTGAAAACTATCTAAGTTGACTGATTGTGAGTGCAGCCAAGATAGTGATGAGAAGAGCGTTAATACCAAGTATGATATAAATCTGTTGTTCATCTGTAAACCTCATTATTTGTTATTCATGTCTATAAGAGTCTCAGTAATAGCTCTAGTATCTTCTTTAATATCGTCTACTTTTTCTTCAAGCTTATCTACTTTACCCTCTGTATTTAATATTGAATCACGTATCATTTGGTCTTTCAAATCATATTCCATTCGTGAAACCTCTGGTTCTGGTAGTTCTTTAGCAAGTTCTATTTCTGCTTGTAAAGAGTACCACATACCAATAATCATACCTACAGTAACCAAGATACTGATACCTGTTTCTATAGATAATGTAAATTTAGTGTCTTTTCCTACTTCCATTATTGCCCCTTTATCTCATATCTGCTGGAACTACAGCTCTAGTTCCACCGACTTTATCGTTTTTCTTCATACCGTATCTGCGTACAGCTTCTTTATAGTTAGCCATACATTGTTGTGCAGACGCCATTCTAATTTGAGCAAGACCTGGGTCTGTTGCTCTAGAAGCTGCGTCCATCAAAGCTTTTGATTTTACATAATCTATTAACGCTGGTTGTAAAACATTATCTATATCTATTGTACCAGTAATACTTGTAAGTTTGTCTGGTTCCGCATAATAAGAAACAACAAGACCGTCAATCATTTGGTCTCCAGTAGAGCCAAGCTGTACTGCTTTTAGTCTACCTTTATCAGTTTCTGTTGTACTTCCATCTCCTTCTGTAGTGGCAATAGCTAACCTATCTCCTTCTACCCACCATACAAAAGTTTTACTAGGGTCTTTATATGTGCTACTTACAAAAGCCATTATATCTCCGTCCAGTTTGTATTAGCTGCTGTACTTGTTTCACTGTAGAATTGTTTTATCTCTCCATTTGTTAATCTAGGAATTTTTATATATTCTCCATCTGAATTAAGTATTGTACATCTAAATAACTTGTTAACAGTTATTGATTCGTCATCATCTAATGCGTACCATAGTTGGTCGTGCACTAAGTTTGTTTTTGCATTTTCTATTTGATTAGTATATCTACCCATATCAATTAATGCTTCGTTAATTAAGTTTAGTACATAGTTCTCTGATATACCAGGAACTGCTTGCAGTACTCTACTATAAATTTCTTTTGCTGTAAATTCTATCGCAGCCATTATAATACTCCTTGAAGGGTTTCTATTTGTTCTTTATATCTTGCATCTATTGCAGCATATTGTTTTTCATACCAGCTATATTTTGCTATATCTTTTTGTAAATTAGAATTATATTCTTGAATTTCGTCGTTTACCTGAGCAGCATACTTTGATATTTCAGCAGAAAATTTGTTAAGAATATCATCGTTGTTTTGTATTGCTGCTGCCATAGTTTGTGCTGCATTTTGCAATGCTAATGCTTGGTCAGCCGCTTTGTTTGCCAAGTCAACTTGTGTTGCTTGTTGTGATTCTTGTCTAGCATCTCCAGCATCTATTTCTGCCTGTCTTAATGCTTTTTGTAAATCAGAATTATGTTTTGAAATTTCTGCCTGCACATTAGCTTGATATCTTTGATTTTCTTTGTTAAATTCATTAAGTTCGTTTTGTATATCAGCTTGATATTCAGCCAACTCGTTATTTAATCTACCTAATTGTAATTGTGCTAATTCTACATCTTCGTTTGTTTCTAAAAATGTTTCAAACTGTGCTATATCAAAAGTTTGTGTTGGTTTAGTATAGCTAGGAACATCTCCAGATATATCTGCTTTAGCAACAGTAGCAACAGTTATAGCTCCTACTGCAGTAGCGCTAGCATCAGCATTTGTAGCAGCTGAATAGCTAACTGTTGATATACTTGGAGCACTAGGGGCACTTACGCTAACAGTTAAGGCACTAATTGCATTCATGCCGTTCATTAGTCTGTTTAGTGCATTTCTTGCTCCATATAAAACTACTGCTTCTTCTGCTTCATCAGGAAAGTTTGCTATTGCACTGTCTCCATGTGCTACAGTTATTGAAGAGTTTACAAATACAACTCTACTATCATTACTTGCATTGCTACCTGGATATGTATTCAAAACATCATTTTGTATAATATATGCTGGGTCGCTTTCTGACGCAGCTTCCATATAGTTTGTATCATTCACTCTACCCATCATTGAAGGTGGTAATTTTCTACATGGTGTATAAATCTTACTTGCGTGATTGTTATCTTTTCTAACAACCGCTAAAATTTTTTTTCCCTCTACATCTATATTGTTTGTAAAGTTTTCATTGCTTGCTACTCTCTCTAGCTTATTTAGAGGAAGTACATTCATTACAGAACGAGCACCCGCTGACAACCAGTCACTTAATGCTGTATCGTCAGTGCTTGCAAAGCCTGTCAAATCATCTATTCTTGTTTTAAAATCAGCCATTACTTACCTTGTCCTCTATATTTTTTAACATAATACTTTTTACTTGTCTTTGTACCATATTTAGTATTTACGCTATTTCCTTGTCTTGTTTTTTTCTTTCCGTTAGTATGTCTAACTTGTTTTATTCCAAAGGTTTGTCTTCTCATTTCTTTTTTCTTCTACTTCTAGCAAAAGTTCTAACATTTATCCT